TTAGCACCCAGTCATAGACACGAAGCGGTTCCAGCAGCGTATCGCCGACCACAACCGGCGTTTCGGTGGTGGTTTCAAAGGAGAAGTTAGGGATTCGATTGCCGTAGTCTGCAAGTGGCAGGTTGTCGAACACCACATACGCGACACCGCGATAGGCTTCGACGTTTCCAGCACCTTCGGCTGCTTCAATCGTCGGGTCTGGGTCTTGTGTTTCGCTGCCCAGGTACACCGTCATGTGCTCTGCGAACGAAGCACTCGCCGCTAGTGTTTCAGGCGTTGCATCTTCCCGAGCGTCATAGACCAACTTCGCATCGGCCCAAACTCGTCTGATGCCGCCAATCTCGCCTTCGCAGATTGCGATTGCACAACTGACCGAGTAGTTGAATGTTGAGACGCTAGGGCCGCCCTTGCCGCCTTCGCTTTCGCTTTCGATCAGGTCCGTTGACCAGATGACATTGCCTGCGAGCCTGACTCCACCAAACGCAATCGGTATTCCGGCGCCGTAACTGCTGATCTGAACCTTCGTGTCATTGAGGCGCGGGCCTTGTTGTTTGTCTGGAAACGCAACAGCACCGATGAGACTTCCAGCAGCCCATCCGACTTGAGCGCCAGCAGACCCGCCAACATAGAAGCCAATCGCCGCGCCGACGACCGAGACTGCAAGTTGTGCCATCAGGCAACCCCAGGCAGAGCGTAGGCGTGCGTGATGCGGTCACGCCAGCGACCATCAAGTCGGTGCTCCACGACCCCCATAGACAAAGCGTGGACGATTGCAAGCCCGCCGTGCGCGTATGGAACAAGGATGCCGATGTGCTGCGGATCGCGCCTGAACTTCATAGCAACAGCGTCACCCTCAATTGCATCTTGTGGGTCAATCTCTGTCATGTACGTACGGCATCCTTCGATGAACGAATGCCCGTCAGGCTGTCTTGCGTAGCCAAGGAATCGCGCTGCTCCCGGCCATTTGCTTAAGTTGGCCGGCAAGACGCCAGCCTCGATCACGACGCCGCGAAGCAAGCCAGCACAGTCGCACCCCACACCCTTGACGTTCGCTTGATGAAGAAACGGCGTGCCAATCCATGACCGCGCCAATGCCACGATTTCAGAGCGCGTCACGATGCAGGCTCCCAATCAGCGCTGATGAAATCAGGCTCACCTATCCAGTGCTGGAACGACAAGATCACAGCGCCGTTATCACCTGGGCCTCCTGTGTGCCACACTCCGCGCGGGATCGACATGAGTTGCGCCGCTAGCGGTGCATCGCGCTTCTTCTGCGCTAACCGAACGCCGCGCCACGGCAGTACATCGACCACGCCTGAACCGGCTATTGCAACATCTACGCTGTCACATCGCAGATGCCTGTGCATCGGCACTACTGCTCCTGGCAGGAAGACGTTTAGCTGTGTCTGCCAAGGCCCATCGCGGTGGATCATGACTTCGATCCACTGCGCCGCACAACGCATTTCCTGAAGCCCGCGAGACAAGCGCAGCGCATCGCCAGCGAGCATGTGCCTCGCGTATTGCCTGACGCTTTGGAATCTCACTGCCCGCCCACCAACAACGTTTTGTCTTGCCCAGGCACGAAGCTAAATCCGCGGAAGTTCACCACGTTGTCGAACGTCGCAATGCACGTCGCCTTCGTCTTGTCGCAACCAGGCGTGATGCTGAATTCGTCGCCAACTTCAATGTCATGCGGCATCGCCAGTTGAAGTTCGATGATCCCCGCTGCGGTGTGCGCTTTGACTTCCATGCTCAGGCCGGAATTCAGGCTGTCGCTGCCTTCCCATGTCAGCACGCCATACGAGTAGGTGCCGCTGCCGCCCAGGTCCGTTGTGAACAGGCGATTGCTTGTGGCTGTGGTGACAGCACCAGACACGCGCATTGCTTCTAGATCAACACCGCACCGCGCATCACCTAGCACCGCATCGCAACTCGGCTTGACGATTCGACCGATGTTGTTCTGCAGCTTGTGCATCAGGCGCCGAAGTTCGGCGCTGTACGTGCCGCCCGCTCTCTGCACCTCTCCTATCGAACCTTTGCCGAGCCATTCGTGGCCCATCGTCAGGTCTTTGTAGTTGACCCGGACGAACTCGAATTCAGCCCCATCCCAACGGCCGGCCTCCATGTCTTCGGCCGTGATCCCATCGTTGTCTAGAAGGCCCTTGCCTTCCAAGTTATCAACGTTCAGTTCCGACGTGGTGCTGATGGCCGATGCGTCATAGACGCTGCTTGGCGCGTATTCGATGCCGTCACTATCGTCTGGATAGGTAATCGCTGCATCGTGGTCCGTGAAGCCGAATACCGTCCCATCACGCAGCGTTGCTTTTAGCAGTGTCGCGGTGGTGATCGCATCGCCAGCGTAGTGCGCGGCCAGCTCGGCAGAGATGGTCTTAGGCAAGACGCACCTCTTCCAAAATGATCGGCTCGGCAATCAGCAGCAGGTTGTGCGCCACCCCATCAAGTCGTGTCATCACCTCGTTGTCTTTGAATGTCACTGGTATGTCGAAGGTGCCTGTCCAATAGGACGGGGTTCCTGATGTGACGGTGGCAATTCCAGTCGCCGTGTTCAGCGTGAACGTGCAAGGCGTATCGCCTGCTGTGTAGACCACAACGTCTGACGTGGGCTTGTAGATCGGCTGCCTGAACGTGATCGAAGCGAAGGTGTGCGTGCGCTGCAACTGCCACAGGTTGCTGCTTATGTTGGTCAGCGTGGTTCTGGTCTTCCCGCCTTGGAAGTCGGCCCAGTTCCTGAACCTCAAACCGGAGTACGGAGTGAAATTGATGACGTGCCACATGGCGTCAATCTCTGTATATCCATCGGGCAACAAGATGCCGTGGGATATATCAAACTCAGACAAAGGCGCTTCCCACTCGAATGACTGCTGAAGCTTCCCGCTGCCGGTGTACGCCTTGCGCCTGCCGCGATTCGTGCGGATGACTTTCGCTCCGCGTTCGATGTGAACGGACATCCGAGACTCAAGGAAGGCCATCAGGTGTTCCTCGCCATTGCGCCTTGAATCCCGCGCCCCGCCATGACGCCTATCTGCGCCTGCGTCCTGCGGTCAGCAGGCGTAGCCAGAGTGAAGTTCTGAATGACAGTCCATGACTGCTCGCCAGCCTTGGGAGATGCCTGCTGCGGTTCTATCCTTCCGGCTTGCGACGCCAGCAGGTACTGCCGGTTGCCTACGTTGAACAGTTCGCCAGGCCCGTCGCCCTCGTTGACTTCGACAAGCCTGCCACGTTCGACTGCACCGCCCATTGCGAAGCCTGCAACACCTGTACCAAAGGCACCTGACGACCCGAGTGAGCCAGGGCCGCCACCCATAACGTTCTTCAAAACCAAGTCAATAAGGTCGCTGTAGTCGCCTGATCCACCGACGCTGCCCATCAGCCCACCAAGCACCGCACCGATGATTCCGCCGCCAGAATCCGCGCTAGCGCCGCCGCCTGTTGTGGCGCCCCCTCCAAGCCCCAGCAACTTCGCTAGTTGATTGGCAATCAACTGCTTTACGATGATGCGGTTGATGTCCGCAACGATGGACGTGGCGAATTCCTTGTACTTGAACTTGCCCGTCGTCAGAAAGTCGGTCAGGCCATCCTCAAGCCCGCGAAGCGAGTTCGACACCAGATCGTTGGTTGACGCAGCGATGTTCGCGGCTTCGTCGATGTAGTTCTGTACGGCCTCTGTCGCGCCAAGCGACCAATCCAGTTGCTGCTGCTCTAGCTTGCCGTAATAGTCCTTGAATGAATCAAGAGACTTCTGCTGGAATTCGTTGATGAGCCGGAGTTGTTTTTCGTATTGCTCGGCCTGGAAGGCCGTAAGCGCGAAGCCCTGCTCCATCTCAAGCCGGAACTTGCTCGCCTCAACATTCTTTCGCTGGTCATCAAACCTGTCCTCGATATTTGCTATGGAACCTTCAAACTCACGCTGCTTTGCACCTTTTCCAGCGCTAGCAAGCTCCCTATTCTGCTGACGATTCTGGACATCTAGAAAATCTTGGGCGGCCACCCTGGATGACTGGTATGACGCCTCTAGTTGCCGAAGTGACGCGGCTTCGGCAATGTTCAGTGATGCAATCTTGGATGAATTCTTGGCACGCTCGATCGCAAGCTTTGATTCGGCTTCGAGAATCTTGCTTTTGTTAAGCAATTCATCCGTCACAGCATCTTTGCCGGAAAACGTCTCTTGCTGCCTGCGCTCGATTTCTTTCTGGAATTCTGATTCTCTTGCGGCGCCGTCTAGCGCCAGGAATTGACGCTTCGATTCGTAGTAATCTTTCTCGTCCAGCAATCCCGACTTGCGCATCGTTTCGAGGACATCTTCGGCATTGGCATAGATGGCAACTAGTCGCTCAGACTCACTCTTAATCTTTGAAAGATCGACGTTAAGCTCGGCACGGTCGATGCCGCGCTGCGGATCGCGCGGGCCTTTTGCTGCCGTCGTCTTGAATCGTTCGCGGGCGCCGGCAATGGCCTTCTCGATTTCCGCCTGCGAAGCACCGGCAGCTTTGCCGGTGTTCTTGATGAGTTCAATTTCCTTGTTCAGTAGGGCCGTCTTGTCCTGCTGATTGCGCTTGGCGATTTCATCGAACCCAATTCTGGCTTTTGTTTGACGCACGCCTTCGGCCTGAAGCGCTGCCGCCTTGCCTTCAAGTCGCGTGCTTTCCGTCAGGCCATAGATCAACTGCCGCTGCTGTTCAAGACGGGCCTGGAATGCTTCTGTCGGCGTGCCCCCGCGCGCCCTGGCGGCTTTGTTCGCGGACTCAAGCGTATCTAGGTCAGATCGCGCCTGTTCAAGTCTTTCATCCAGAGTGCCGGCGCGGCCAACGTTCAGCATGGCCGACCACGCTTCCGATGCGCTGTCCTTCACTGCGCGCCACGCGCGCTCAATCGACCCAAGCCGCGCTTCCAGTTGCCCGGTGCGCGACTCCATCGCTTCGGCAAATCCGCGCTGCGCAGCAGCCGCCGCGTCAGCCGTGCGGCCTTGATCTTCCAGAGCCTTGATCTGCTGATAAAGCGATGTAGTCAGGAATCGCGTCGTCTCGTTCAGCTTGATCGAAGCTTGCAGTGGTTCTTTGCCAAGTTCGGCGAACTGCTTGACCGTCTCGCCGACAGCCTGTCCGGCAGTGCGCTCAAGTTGCACGGCAACGCGGGAGAAGCGCTCGATGCTGCTCGCTGCGATATTGCCGTTTGCCGCGAACGCGGCGACTGCTTCAGCCGCTTGCGACTGCGTGCCAGCCACATTCGAGACGGCTTTCGCCATCCCGTTCAACTGGCTGACATTGGACCCTGCGGCGTTGCCGGTGAGGATCAGAGCCTTCGCGTAGGCGTCGGCTTCCTTGCTGCCTTGGTTATAGGCGACAGCCAGTGCCGCAGCCGCAGCCGCAGCTAGCGTGAACGGGTTGACCAGGCTGAATACGTAGCCCCCCAACGCACGCGCGGCCGGCCCGATGCCGCCGAACACGTCCTTCAACTGCCCACCTTGTTGCAGCAGGACAGTCAGCGGTGCCTGCCCACCCTGCAAGCTGACGAAG